CCTTCATTTTGTAAATCTATAATTGCGCGTTTAACACCCTCAGGATCACCAACAATGCCCATATTAACAATCATTGTTCCTGGCTGATTAAATGTAGTGCCGCTTGAAGGTTGATTTAAATTCCTGGTATCAAATCCACTTAAAGGGTTGAATTCACTTAATCCAACTAATGAATCCGCTTGCTTACTTAATAAATCAAATTGTTTTTGTAATGGGGTCAAAATACTCTGAGCAGTCTTAGAATTGATCCCACCAGTTTGCAATAAAAATGTTGTTTCACCAATTTTATCTGAAATGCTAGTAAGTTTGGAAACTAAATCAGTTAAATTAACCGCGCCAACTGGGTTTGCAATTTTGCCACTTGCACCGCTGCCGCCAATTCCACCGCCTGAAAATCCACCTGCTCCTGATCCACCACCTGCTCCTGATCCACCACCTGCTCCACTCATGGGATTACCTGAGCCATAAGTAAATGATGATGCGCCAGTACTAAAATCAGTTGATACATCTGAATTTCTTGCAAGCGCATTTGCACCTGCCAAAATACCAGCCGCAATTGCAGTTGCACCCAATCCCGCCAATGGATTTAATGCAAAATAAGATGCGATTCCAGCGACAATTGCTGATGATTTTAATGCGTTGTAAGCAATGATCAATGTTTTAATTCCAGCAACAATTGAACTGATGCCGCCAGCAATAGCAGCGGCGGTGAACACGGTTGCTAAAACCAAACCAACTGAAATGATTTGATCTTTTAATGAAACAATTGTTTTAATTAAACTTTTAAAATCCTCACCTAAATTAAATGCACCTTTTTGGGCTTCAGCAATTCCAGCGACAATTGAATCTTGACCAGTTAATCCAGCGACAAATGCCTCAATTGCTGGCACAACATTTGTGATCAAAAATTCAGCAAACTTTGTCAGGATAGGGAGCAGGGCAGTGCCAATTGATTCTTTTGCTTCATTAAATCTGTTTTTCATTATTTCAAGTTTGACCGATAATGTGTCTGAGTTTGCTGCGGCTGCACCGCCCCACAAATCAGTCAATCGTTGAACATTGTCTTTAAATGTCATTGTCTTAGCATCTGCGGCGGTTATACCCACGCCTAATTTTGCAAGCCCTGAATCCTGCCCAGCATACGCCTTACTCAATTGATTGACAATTGTTTCCAACTCAACACCTGTGCCGCGACTGACATCAATTGCAAGGTTTAAAATATCCTGCGACTTTGTGAGATCACCTGTCGCAACTGCTAATTTTTGAAATGCTGGTCGTAATTTGTCATCAGCGATTCCTGTGGTTAATGATATTTTGCTGATGTATATTTCAGTTGCCTGGATTTGCGCGTTAGTTGCACCCGTTGCAGTTGTGAGCGCGCTTGCCAATCTTAATTGTGCAGCCTCATCAGCAATTGCAGATTGAACCCCATCAATTACCAATTTTGTTGCATAGGCTGCGGCTGCGGCGGTTACTACCGCAAATGCTGCGGCGGTTTTCTTACTAAAATTTAATACTTTGTCCTCAAATGTTCCAACGCTTTTTTCAGCATCAGCGGTGGCTTTTTTTAATGCACTTAAATCGGCATCAAAGGTGATGGATACTTTAGGAGTTGCCATCTAATCCCAACCCCTTCACAACTGCGGTGAACCCGTCTGAATACTCTTTAGCAACAATTGGCGCATAATAATTTGTTGCAGGGGCGATCCAATAACCTGATTCTTTGTATCTTGCTTTAAATCTGTTTGTGTAATTGCGCCCGGTGCGATCAACTCCTTGTTGTGAGCCATACTCTGTTCCCCATAACAATTCACCAGCGGCTGCACGATTTTGTTTAGTCTTAACACCCCTGGCATTCTTTTTTCCACCGTAAGGTGTTCCCACTTTTTTCTTGCCGCCTAAATCAACCCTGATCAAACGATCACGCGGGGTCAGCATTGATTCCAAAACTAACTTTGTTTGTGGGGCAGGTGCTTGCATTCCAAACATAGTCAATTGACCTGCAAGTCTTTTTGATAATGGTTGCGCCATGTCGCGGATTTTTCCTGATGTTTCCTTATCCATTAAACGCAATGACTGGCGTAAATCACGCAATGCCATTGGCTCTAAGGTTATGGAATAAATCCCTTGACCTTTTTTAACTGCCATTGCGCTTCTCCAAAATCTCCATTGCGGTTAAAATCTGCTCCGCGGTTTGCCATTCATTCATTGGTATTGATGTAGCAATTGCTAAATCAATCACCAAATAATTTAGACTGCCGCGTTTGTGGCTTTTGGGGTTTCACTGTCACCAACTGTCACATTGGCAACGGTTTCACACCAAATATCAAACGCCTTGACTGGTTTGCCAGCGGCTTCGCGTTTATGTGCGTGATACGCCAAAAACATTAAGTCACTGATTCCCATCTTGTCTTGCGCTTGACCTATTGTAAAACCTGTTTTGGTTTCCCATTTGAGCCACTCAGGTGGTTGGGCGGTATATGTTGCCGCTTCGCCATTTGCATATTCAATTGTGATTGGTAACTTCATTTTGTTTGCTCCCGATTCTTTAATTAACTAAATGTGGCAACTGGCGTTGTCACGCATGTGAATGACAATGAAACGGTTTGTGCATCAGGTGCAGTGCCACCGGCTGATGGCAAAATTGGCTGAACATCAAATGCAAACACTGCTCCAGTATCAGCGGTCAATGAAACTGCCAATCCTGTATTTGGTGCGTTAGTTGCGGCAGTCCACAATGCTTCACACAATGATGATGCTGCACCCCAATCAGACAACATTTCAACTGCAAATGTTCCCTGCGTATCGGTTGTGAAATATGCTTTTCCATCTAATGTCTGATAAGTATTAATTGTGCTTGCAACTGTTAATGTTGCAGATGTTGCTTGTGCATCATAATCATCAGAATCAATTGTGAATGTGATGTCGCGACCTGTGATGATTGTTGTTGGCATGTTTTCTCCTTATGTGTCTTGGTTGTAATAAGTGCTAACCGCTAGATCAGCAATTAAAAGTGAAGATGTTCCGATGTTTGTTATGGTTGGGCGTTGCACATCTCCTACAACATAACCATCAGGCATTATGCCCAAAATTTGAATGACTAATTTTTCTAAATTATCTAATGCGCCAGGGTTTGAATTGTAAGCAACCGCTGCGGTTATGATAAAATTGATCCTGACATTTACCGCTGATTTACTGATTAAGGTTGATTCCAAATAAACTGCATCCGGCACAATCACACATGCAGGGGGAATCACCGCTTCCGGAACAAATGAATACACGGTTGCACCGATAGATTGCAGTGCAGTTGCTAAATCTGCTCGCACTTCAGCAATTGATGCACTCATTGGCAAATTGTTTCTGTGTCCATAAATGGTGCAAGCAAACCAAATTGCCTATTGATCATTGACCTGCCAGTCCTGAAAATTGTTTGGGCAAAATCAACGCCCTCTGAAACTGAACCAGGAGCAATGACCGCTTGAAATATGTCAGTGCTTAATCCGAGTAAAGCATTCTTTATTGCATCATTGTTTGCATAAATCTCAGCCGCACTAGACCCATCAAGCGCGGCTAGACCAGCGGGGATAACTGGCGTGAGTATGGTGTCGGCTGTGACTAAGTCCGCAGCAAACATATACACATCAGATGTCCGTGCATTGACTGTGTATGACGCATCATAAGCACCACAACCAGTTACTACAACTGATTGACCCTCTACAAAAAAATTGGCTCGTGTAGTTACAAAATAAATAACATCATCTGTGATTTCATAAGAATCAATTGCTGATGTGTAGGCAGTAAGTAATGGCAGCAATACCAATTCGCTGCTAGCAATTATTTGATCTAAATATGCATCTGAATACATGGAATCAGACACGCCAAGCACGGCTCTTAAATCATCAGCATCAATGATTGGCATGTCTAATCCTTCCTACATTACAACTGGGTTGCATTCGGGAGCGACTACAACCCATGATTTAGAATTTATGTGAAATTAAATTTCCTTGCGCCCGCACCAATTTTGGTTGCGATTGCTCCATAAGAATTTATGGAAATTTCTACAGTTCCGTCAGATGGCTTGTTTACATCTAGGCGGTAATTTGGTGATTGATACCATGTATAAGAATTAGGTTCAACAACAACCATTGAGTTATCACCTGAACCAGTGATCACACCTGAATTGTCGCAATAGAAATTTAAACCTGCAACCAATCCAATTTGTGATTGACCAGTCACCAAACCAGTTTGGTTGGAAGGCTGATAAGCGTTGAATAACGGTGCGCCGCTGACATTATAAGACATAATGTTTGACCATTGGTCAGGACTTACTATTAGCGAACGCGCAAATCTTTGTGTTGAGGAATAAATTGCTGCATTTGATCTTGATGTAAATCCAAGTAATCCAGCGGCTGTGTTTGCTGTTGGTGTTCCATCAGCGGTTGCACCTGCAAGCAATGCAGTGCCAACGGCTTTAGTTTGTGCAAGCGCCATAGCACTTGACATTATCAAAATTAACTCGTTGAAAAAATCGGGGCTACTTCTTTCAATGATCTCAGTTGTCAGAATGTTACGACCCGCAAATCGACTGATATCCACATTCAGATATTCTGATGTAATTCCAGTATTTGTGACCGCACCTGATTCCGCAACGGCTGCAACTTCAGCAACGGCAGTTATTTTTGGAATTTGGAATTGTAGCCCTGAATCAGGAAGCACACCTTGACTAATTGCATCAATGTTTGCCCTGGTTGCATTGCTTAACCCGTTAATTATTTCACTTAATTGGCGTGTTGGATTAAAACCAACATTAGTTGTTGCCAAATCATCAGTTGCCGCTTTAACATAAAGTGCTGAATCTGAATTTGGATTTAATTGCGCTTTAATTGAATGCTCAACCCATGATCCCATATTTACAATTGGGCTTCTTGGTTTTGCATAAAACATTGGTGTGTGTGATGTTGCTTGAATTGATTGTGTCGCCTCTACTGTTTCAGTAGGTGCGGCAGGTGTTTCAACAATAGTGTCTGCCACTTTGTTTTCTCCTTCGGTAGGTGTTGTTTGATCTGCATCCGACTTTGTTTCGGTTTCAGAATTTTCATCATCAGTTGCTGCCACTTTAGTGACACGCGCTGATTTAATGGCTGGCTCACTGGTTAATGCAACTCCAGTTAATTCGCCTGATAAAACCTTCATAGTGCCATCCTTTGCCATCTCGTAATCATTCACTGCCAATTCGACACTGAATCCGTCGCGTAGTCCATCTAGTGCCTCGACAATTGCGTCTGAGCCCGCTTGCGTATTCGAGATACGAAATGTTGCCTCGATAGATTTATCTGAATTTAAATTCATGCTTAAAGTTTTCCCAATCCTGCGGGTGCGGTCATGCTCTAAATTTAAAAAAACATCTTTAGGTGCAATTGAACCTTTAGCAAAAACAACTTTTCCAGTTGATGCGTTTGCTACTTCATTAAATGCAACAATTCGCCCTGTAATAGTGCGTGATTCAGAATCCGCTGCGGTAATTGTCATTGGTGTTGTTAGTTTCATAATGCCATGTCCTCTTTTCTCATAATTTCATCAGCGGTCATTACGCCAATGCGGTTGTATATTTCATAGATTTGCGCGCGTTCAAATGCTGATCCGCGTAGATACACATCAAAATCATGCCTGACCACCTGTGATGATGGCACAAAATCCGGCATTGATAATCTTTGGGAAATTGCATCACAAATTGGAATCAAACTGAAATCCAATAATGTTTGCCGCGCGGTTACTGCGTTTGAATAAGTCATTGATGATCCACCGGGTGCATCAGTGAAATATGCAGGAATGCCGCACGCTCTTGAAATTTCAGTTGCAATGTGTTCGCGGGCAGTATTTAATCCTAATTCATCAGGTGAAAAACCAACTTTTTCCAAATTAATGTCAGAATTTAAAAATGCGGTGGTGCGATTTCTTCTCGCAATACCCCATTGATCCAATAATTTTGCAATGCGATCTGCGGGCAATGCTGAACCATTTGATTTTAAAACCATTGATGGAATTGGCTCACGGGCATAATTCATTGCCGCACGCTCTAATTCTGCGCCAGTGCGAATGGTGCGCCC